TCTGTGTGCATCGTGAAGTAAACAATAGTGTCATCAGATGTCTCTTTGATTGCTGCCTGTACCATGTCATAAAAGTCCTTGGCAACTGCTGTAAACTTCCCGTACCCCTGTTCATTGACCTTGCCGAACAGGTAGAATGTCATTGCCAATCCTGCATCGTCTACCACATAGCAGTTTCGGTCATTCTGCTTGATTGCTCTTGCAATCGTCTTCATGTCAGAAGTCATCATCATGGGCAACTTGCCCTTGAACGGAAGTGGTTTTTCAGATACGTTGAAGATTGCCACTTCGTTCTCTTTGAAATTACGGAGAGAAGCAGACTTACCACTGCCACTTTCACCGCAAATCAGTACACCTTTTCCCATTGAAATTTCCTTTCTTCTGCTTTATAATGCAGATGGTCATAACATTTTCTCATTTACCGTGTCCGTAACGGCAATTACGGATGCGGTTTTTTCTTCTTGGTTTATACTCATAACCAACCGTCATCTTCTTCAAACTATCCATCACCTTCTTGAACTGATAGTCTTCTTTTGCATCCAGGGTGTATGTCTGAATCGTTCCGTCATCCATCGCAATCCGTACCGCTACAGGATAGTCGCAGTACTCATCAGTTACGCAATGGATATCGAGCAAAGGTCTTGCCACTGTATTACCTCCTTCCCAATTTCTTGTTGCTCCCCTTGATAACACTGATCGGTTTCCCTACTGCTTTCTTCGCCATCCACCTGTCAAGGTTTTCCTCTGACACTCTGTACCGCATTCGCACCTTGCCACAGATGGGTGTCGGATTCATTTCCATCATCAGAGACATAGCAGTTCGCCTTGTGACACCAAGCCTTTCAGCGACTTGCTGTGGGTCAAGATAAACTGTCATTCACATCCCACTCCCTGTCCCTGCTATCCATAGGAGGATCGTAGCGACTATCACCGACCCACAGACCGTCTGGAGGTAAAGGCTTTTCTCTGTGCAAGACTTTTTCCATTCTGACTCTTGTCTCTTGGTCTGCAAATAAAATCTCATATTCTGGGGAATTTTTTCCTGTCGGAGCATATCTGTTTTCTCCCTTTCCTTTTGTTAGCGTAACGTACCCACTATCACTGTTCCATTTAGAACCGATTTTGATCTGCTTTGCCACAAAATCGAATTGTGGGTCTACTCCAATCGTCACTTGAAAACCCTTGATCTTATCCAATCCGTGATTCTCCATGATGTGAAGCAGTTGGTCAGCGACATTTCCCATGTACTCTGCCATGCCTTTGACGATAACTAATTGATCGTCTGTTAACTTAATTGCCATAACAACCTCCGATTCTGTCTGTCATTCCCACTTTGTGGGAACTGTGGGTAAAAAAAGATGGACAAAGGTATCGCAATCATGAACCTCAAGGACATCTGCCATTTCAATCATGTCTTTGGCATTTGGCAGCTGCACCCTGTTTGCAATCCTGGAAGCCTTTTTCCGATCCCATCCGATTGCCCTTGCAAAGTTAGAAATGTTTCTGAATTTTGCAAGAATCAAACCAAGAAGTGAGTTTTCCATTCCTATTCTCCTTTCTTCAGATATACCACATTGTGGGAACGGTCACATCTTACCACACCATATACTGTCTGTCAACCACTTTGTGGGAAAAAATATCCGAAGAATTGTTTACTTTATGTTCACAATGTGGTAATATTTGACCACATAGGAGGAATGAATATGTTTACAGGCAAGAGAGTAAGCACATTTCAAGAACGGTTTTCTCAGTTGGTAGACGAAAGTGGTAAGTCTCTTTTGAAGCTGTCAAAGGAACTCCATATGTCGAACCAGACATTAAGTGCATGGAGAACAGGTCAAAGATCCCCTAAAGAACCAACGATTATTGCTGTTGCAAATTACTTTGGGGTAAATGTCGGATGGTTAATGGGATTTGATGTGATTAAAAAGGCAAACAGACATATTATTGTCAGCAATTCAGACCTGTTCCGTAAGATCCTTATGGCAATGACACCGGAAGACTATGAAACAGTAATGAAAATCTTTGAGAAAACAGAGATTGCAATGCGAGAAAGAGGAGAACTGTCATGACGGACAGGGAGATTTTTAAGAATAATCTTATTGAACTGATGCGAGTCACTAAGGCAAAACAGGTCGATATTGCCCGTTATGCAGGTGTAAGTTACCAAACAGTATCCACTTGGGTCACAGGAAGAGCATACCCAAGAGCAGATGCAATGGAAAGACTCTGCCGTTTCTTTGGTATTAAACAATCTGCTCTGACAGAAGAAAAAGGAAGCAGACAGACACCGGAAGAGAAACTTGTACTGCTGTTCCGGTCACTGTCAAAAGAAGGACAAGATAAGCTGCTTGAACGGGCAGAAGAGTTAAAGAAACTGCATCCAAAGGGAAGGTTGGCAGATGAAGAAGAATCAATCGTCTGAGAAATACTATCGATTTTGGTATAAAGGCAAGCAGTTCTATGACAAGAATAGAGAAATTGCCAAGAAAAAACGGGATGACTATAAGTACGAATGTGAACATGGTCTTGACAGACCAGAGCAGATTACCGTTTTTGAATTGGCAGACCAATGGTTGCCGACAGCAAAAGCAAGTGTTAGTAAAGGCACATACAATCAGTATGTCACCATAATGGAAAAGATGACAAGCATTATTGGAGATAAACTTGTCTCTGCTGTTACACCAGGAGACATCAAAAAGATATGGGTGTCGTTTGTTGACAAATCTCAATCATACATTAACAAGGCGAAGTTTCTGTACAAATCGTTTTTTCAATATGCCATAGACAACAGATACTGCACCTCAAATCCGATTCTCTCTGACTCTGCCAAACCGCACAAAGGCAGTAAAGGAACACATCGTTGCTTAACAAAAACAGAGATTCGTCTGATTGAAACTGTTCCTCACAGAGTACAGGCAGCAGCAATGTTCATGCTGAAAGCAGGTTTACGAAGGGGAGAAGTCCTCGCACTTCGCAAGGAAGACATTCACAATGACCGTATATGGGTCAAGAATGCCGTTAAATTCGTCAATAACAGACCGGAAATAGGCAAGACGAAGAATGAGTCATCCGAACGTTCAGTACCGTTATTTAAGCCTTTAAAGCCTTTTGTTGATGCAATAGAAGATTATGCCTTGCCAGATGCGAAGGGCGGTGTTTGTTCTGAAACTGCTTTTCAACGGGCATGGGAGTATTATCTGAAAGCACTGTCTGATGCTTCCGGTCAGCAGATAAACTTCAGACCACACGATTTACGGCACACATTTGTCACCGTGTGTCGAGACAAAGGCATAGATGCAAGGATCGTCATGACCTGGTGTGGTCACTCGTCTGAGCGAATGATCATGCAGATTTACGATCATCCATCTGAGAACAGAGAAAAACGGATGATTAAACTGATGAATAAATAGTTCTTTTTTTATAACTGTTTTATAACTGTTTTATAACTGTTTGCAGTACCTAAAACCACCTAAAACAGCACTATGAGACACATAAGAAAAACCCCTGAGAACGTTGATTCTCAAGGGTTTTCGCTTGGTGAGCCCGGCGGGATTCGAACCCACGACCTTTTGATTCGTAGTCATGTTGTTTGATCGACCAGAATTATTGATTTATAAGGTCTTTCACGGACTCATGATTTCAAAATAACTGTGTTATAACTGTTTTGGTCATTCCTCATCAGGAGGTTGGATTTGATTCTCTTTGTTGTAATTCAGAGAACTAATGCCAATCAACGCACCGATGAATACCGCAATGGCAGACAGTGTGCCGACAATCTCTTCTGCGTAAGGCATATTCCCCCACACTTTTGACAGAGTGAAATAAAATGTGCCAAGGGCAGGAAGGAAAATCGTGCAGAGGAACTTCAGACAATCATAAACCTTGTTGCTTAATTTCATACTGTTTCTCCTTTCATCGTTCGATCAGATATTCGTTCAGTGCTTCCAACGCTTTCTGCAACTTATCGTTGCTATTTCCGTTTATCTCATGTGATAGCAGAGCAATCAACGCTTTACATATCACCTTATTCCCTTCCTCAAGTGATTCAATCCGTTTGTCATCATTATCCAATTTGCCGTCTACTTCTCTTCTCCATTCCTGTTCGCTCATGCCTGGTTTCCTCCAATCCTTAATGGTTTTAATTACGTTGCCAAGAAGGACGAGGAATCCCATTATTGCAATGGCGACAATGGCGAAATCTTTGATCTCGGCAAATGATAAATTTTCCATCTGACTCACCCCCTTTCTTCAGTAACTACTGCCCAAGGGAACTTGTTGACAAGTTCGTCAACATATGCTTTCGTCAGATTCGTAATTGTAACAGTATAATGAGCAACAGGAGCATCAAGTGCATCCCATGTCTCCGCGCCGATCACGCCGTCCGCTTTTAGCCCGTGGTCCTGCTGGAATTGCTTCACGGCCTTTTCCGTCTGGCTTCCGAAGTCGCCGTCCGCGCCCCACTTTCCCAGGTCATAGCCTTTCTGCAGCAGCATCGTCTGCGCCGCGGTCACATATTCGCCCTTGCTGCCACGCTTCAGAGTGGGTTTGTGGTCAACAGGAATGTCACCGTCAAGACCTTTCGGCAATGCCCAATTTGTCCACTTCTTATTCATGGTTTCAAAATACTGCACACCAGAACTGCACTCGCAAGTCTCACCATTGAATCCAAGACCTGTGTGTTCCATCTTACTGCCCTTCTTCACAAACAGGCAGACAAGTTTATCCTTTGGCAGTGTGTCAATCGTTCCTTTGGCTTGCCAATTGCTTTCCGTATTCCACTGACTTGTTGCCCCTTCGCCTTGAAGGTCAATGCCGACCTGTTTCAAGCACCAATCAGTGAAACCTCTGCAATCATAGATCCTGGTATACTGCCCGTCCGGTAACCACTTGCAACCGGAACAAGATCCTTTACCATCAAAATTTTTACACTTGGTTTTGATTGTAGGGTGTGCTGCACTGTACCGTTTCCTTCTGTTGGCAGGAGTACAGAACTCTCCCCACGCACCATAGACATATGCCCAACCAACACAGGCAAGAGCAGTGTTCCAAACTATAGTTGGTTTATTCTTTCCTTCAGCTTCCATTCGCTGAATATAATCTTCAACCTGTTTGGCAGTGTTCATATATTCACCTCCGAACACAAATCTCTCCGTATAAAATATATCACATCACTATTTTAATTTGCAAGAAAAAAAGGAAGACACTCACAAAGAATGTCTTCCCAAACCGGATTATGCCTTGTACATCCCTTGCATTACCTTTATCTGCGTAGCGTTTCCGATATGTTTCTCGTGGAGATAATCATACAGAACCATCATGTCCTTTGGGGGTTCACCATGCTCTTTGCGGTACTCTTCAATGAGTTCCGTCACTTCTTGATGAAGTTTATCTACATGACCCATTTCCTCAAGACTTAATTCGTAGAACAAATCAGCAGTGTCAGGCTCTTCCTGTTTCCATTTCATTGCAAGGTCGATGTACTTCTTAGAATCTTCAAGTTCTTCCTCTATCAGTTCACTCAGGCATTTGATGATCTTCATGCGATCACCCCATTAGGCAGCAGTTCCACTCTGAACGGGAGGAAATACTCCACCTGCGTATGTCCACGCAGTGGGGAATCTCAGCACATTGGAAGTCGCAGCCTGAAGCTGAAGGGCATTGATCTGATTCTGCATATCTGCCATCCTGTTGGCAGACAGAGCATCAAGAACCTTCTGAATCTGAACAGTGGTGTTGTAGTTGACACCATCAATGGCACGAAGAGTGTTGCAGCAACAGTTCTGCATTTCACCGCCCAACGCACCAAGGGCATTCTCTACATTGCCAAACTCACGAATCAGAGAAGCATTGCCGTCCTTGATCGCAGAGATCGCATTGGTTGCGTTGGCAGTACTCGCAGCAATCGTCTGAGCAGTGCCGTTGGTCACCGCAGACAGAATGTCACGGGTCTGTGCCATCGTGTTCTGGTTGTCGAATCCTCTCTGCATATCGGCAGACAGAGCATTCGTGTTACCGTTGCCACCAAAGAATCCACCGCCGAACCCACCACCTGCGAGAATCAACAGAGCAAAGATCCAAATGAGAGCAGAACTCCCACCGAATCCACCGTCACCCATAGGCATTACGGGTGTGATACCTGTACTATCCATTGTTGTAATCTCCTTTCTATATTTATACTTAACTGCCTATGATCACTTGGCAGATAGTATCATTTGAGCATATCCAGGATGTCCTGTGGATTGACACCCATCTTGTCTGCCATCGAATAGAAAGCAGTTTTAGGGTCACCACCGGATTGCTGAACATAATCCATGACCTGTTTCAACTGAGGATTCTGCATCATCATCTGATTGAGCATTGCCTGTGGATTCTGAGATCCGTTGACCATTCCCATCAGTTGCTTAACTTTCGACATCATCGGACTTGACTTTGCGATTTGCTGAAGTATTCCTGGTATTGCCATTCATGATCTCCTCCAATCTCTTTTCAACGGTCTGAAGTCTGTTTTCGATGTTCCCGTAGTCCGGTTTAGGTTCTGCCTGATGTGGTGTGATGTCATAGGCAGAAACGGTTTTGTATCCTGCTCCATCTGAGGTTACAAGCCAAACCATCAGACCGGATTCGTCAAGCAGTAATGCACTGCTGTTCGCACCGATGTTGTAGGCTTTAGCACCGTTCTCACCGTTCACTCTGACTACCTGTGTCTGCTGAACCTGTGGCATCTGATTCTGTTGCATGAAACCGTAAGGATTAAAGAACTGACTCTGATAACCCATCATAGTCTCACCCCTTTCTGCTAAAATTGTGCAATAAAAAAAGACCTCTGACGATGTCAGAAGTCTGTAAATATTACGGCATTTTATAGGAAATTTATTTCGGCAGATGAGAAAACAGGATCTTTTCGCCTTTCTGCAATCTCCTCCACACGGTTTTGTCATCGAGTCCGACAATCTCTGCTATTGCCCCTATGGTTTTGCCGTCAACCAACCGGAAGGAAAGCATTTGTCTGTCGGTTTCGTTATGGATGACATCAGCAATTAATGCTTCAATTTGAGCATTGCCGTATTCAGGGCGAGACGATGCCTTTGGCATTGGCTAATTCCACAATGACGGCATTCATTTCTTTGATAGTATCAAGCCAAATGTTTGTGCGGATTGTGTATGCGGATACAAAGATAATGACAATCAGTAGGAAAGTAATGCATACAAACAGAGTAGTTTTGTGTGCTCTTGCATTATCAGTGTCCTTGTGAAGCATGGCATTTTCATGAGCAAAGAAAGAGATACAAGGTTCTGCTTTCTTTTCGCAGGTACTGCATTTGGTTTCATTGTCTTCCATAGTTTCCTCCATAATTATTCTTTTTCGTTTTCCCTTGCAGACACTTCAAAAATGGCACGGAACAAAAAACCGATACACGCACCAATTGACAGGCAAATAATAATCCACCACCACGGGATCATAAAATCATCTCCTGTTATGACGGTTTGCGTTTACCGTAGAGTTTATAATGTCCTGTTCCCGTCACGCCGGGAATTGAGACTTTGTGGACATAGAAATCAGAAATCAACTGAACTGACTGCTGTGATCCAGAAAATCCTTCTTTGTATAACCTCCTAAGATTGTTTGCGTTGCCAGACGAAGAATAACTCTGTGATGTGACAAAAATCATATCGTCATTGTCTTCTATATGGATCACACACCCATTTGCCGATGCATTTGCTGCCTGTGTCCACGTACCGGATAGCCCTGCAATGTTGCTGTTCGTGTCCTTGTAATAGAAATAGTACGCTCCGTATCCGGCCTTTTTGGCTTCGTTCGCCTGTTGTGGGGTTTCAAACATAAGGACAACATCGGTCAGTTGGAACGCATTTCCGTTCCCGTCAACAGTAATATCAATAACATCTTCGGTTGCATTGGTCACAGTATCCTCACGAATCAATTCCCAAGGCGATTTGTAAACGCCTAACATTTTCTGAATCTTGACAAGAGCATCTGCTGTGTATGAACCAACAGCATTTGCAGATGAATCCTGTGATGTATCACCCGCCGCTTTGGCAAGACCATAAAAAACTGATTCGTGCTGAATGGCAGGAACAATCGGGTCATAATTTGCAGTACCCGCCTTGACTTTTGCAGATGTTGCTTTGGTTGTATAGATTTCTCCATTTGATGAATTTACGTTGACCCCCATCCCTGCGGGTTTAATAACACCAAGCGAGCTTGTATCAGCAATCGGAACATTTGCCACACCCTGAGACAGAATACTTGCGTTGTTTACCTGTACATCTGTTACAGGAACGGTTGGAATTGTAGGTTGGTTCACCCATTTGGTAGCATAATCCGTTACCCCATCCTTAACAAGCATCTGACCGTCTGTTCCACCAGAAGGAACACCAACACCAGGTTGACCATCCTGACCGTTTTGCCCGTCTTGACCGTCACTTATCTGTGCTGTGGTTGTGCCATTGCTGTCCGTGATACTGATTGTTGCAATTGAGCCTGACTTCGATACGGTAGCAACGGGAGAGAAACCGTCCTGTCCAGGTTGTCCGTCCTGTCCGTCTTTTCCATCAGCACCATCTTTCCCGTCTTTGCCGTCTGCTCCATCCTTTCCGTCTTTTCCATCTGTTCCGGTTGGGATGCCAAATGTAAACACACCTTCTAAATAACTTGCTGTTGCCTGTAATCCAGGCTCAAGAGTTGTTGCTTCTGCACTCGGATGCTCTAACAGTTCAGCAGCAGATTCTGCACGATCGGCTGCAGATTCAACATCTTGCACCCAACTTTCCCACGGTTCTGGCGGTGTGCCGTTTTCATCAAGTGAAGGATAAACAATCGTCCTGTAGATTACACTTTTGATAATCTTACCATTATCGGATGCAATTAGTTCGCACTGCCCACTTCCTTCACAGGTAAGGTCACCACTTTGAACTGTCCAATAAAGATTATTGTTATTAATCTGTATAAACTGATTGCTGACAGGATACGCATTAATATCGCAGGGTCTTTTATGCAGTACAACAAAAGATGCGTTTGGGCATTCATCCAGAAATGATTTAATTGAGAAACAAACAACTGTTGCTTCGTTTTCCCCTAACCGACCAAGAGAAATAGTGTTTTTTGCATTAACAATCATCAAATCACCCCTATCCTAATTACATTATTATCCCGTCACATTTTCTTCCAAAGGATGTGTAAACACTTCCTGCTTCAGCGTAAAACCCTCCTCAGACATCAGAACTGCTCCATGACGGTATACAGTGCTGATCGCAGCAGCAGAGAGGATCAGATAATACTTCGATTCAGCTTCACGGAGTGTCGGATAGGACATCGGAATCGCCGATCCGGTTCCGTCCCCGTAAGTCTGAAGCTCAAGAACATAGAAAATCTTGTTTTCAGGCATGTTAAATTCACCCCTTTTTATTGCGTTAATTCA